TCCTGGTCGGCGTCCTCTTATCTTCTGCTGAGCAGCTCTGTGTGGAGGTGGCAAGGCTCACCCAGGAGCAGTGGAAAGCCATTGATGCCCTTGCCTGTGATGAGGAGGGGAACATCCTGCCGACCGATACGGACCTGTATACCGGGGAAGAACTGGAGCGTGTCCGCAACGTCATGCGTGTGGCCATCCTGTATGCCCTGGGGTATCTTTACGAACACCGGGAAGAGGCAGACCATCACAGCCTGACGCTGACGCTCCGGAGCCTTCTCTTCTCTATCCGGGAAGGGGTGGTGTGATGGAGATCGCGAGGATGAACGAGCGAATCACCATTGAGAAGAACACTGTGGTGGTGGACAAGATCGGGAACCATGTCAACACCTGGGAGGAATATTTTTCCTGCTACACCTACGCTTCCACCTATGAAGCCCAGGAGTCGGGGGATGAAGTGACGGAGGAAAACCGCAGCGTGACTTTCTCCGTGCGTTACTGCCGGGAGACCGCTGCGGTTACTTCCACCGGATACCGCATCCATTTCCATGGGGAACTTTACAATATCCTCTCCATAGACCCGATGAACTACCAGAGGAAAGAGATCCGTTTTATCTGCAGGAGGGAGGCGCGGCCATGAGCAGGAATTGCAGCATTGACGAACTCGCTGATGTGATCAATGAGGGCCTGAAGGAATATGCGGAGCTTTCCGCCTCCCAGGTAAAATCCGCTGTGCGAAAGACTGCCAGGACGGTGCGCGGGGAGATCGAGTCCGGGGCGCCGGTCCGCTCCGGCCGGTATGCGAAGAGCTGGAAGGTAAAGACCACGGAGGAGAACAGCCAGAAGCTTGTCCAGACGGTGTATTCTCCGACCCGGTATATGCTGGCGCACCTCCTGGAAAAAGGCCACGCCAAGCGGGGCGGAGGGCGTGTGGCCGGAAAGCTCCACATCGCCCCGGCGGAGGCGGCTGGCGTCAAGCAGCTGGAGAGCCTCATCGAAAAAGCATTGAAAGGATAGGTGGTGGGCATGACTCATGACGATGTACTGGCTTTGATGGAAGCGATCCGGGCGGCCACCGGCTGTCCTTACGCTTATGACCACTTCGCGGAAGGGGAAAGCCCGGATCCGCCTTTTCTTTGTTTCCTCTATCCCCAGGCGGCAGAGTTCGGTGCGGACAACATCGTCTACCACAGCTTCAGCCATCTGGACATCGAGGTGTACACAGACTTAAAGGACCCGGAGCTGGAACAGAAGGTGGAGGCTGTGCTTTCCGCTTATGAGCTTTTCTACCACAAGTCTGAAGTCTGGATCGAGGAAGAAAAGATGTATGAAGTGCTTTATGAACTGACCGTCTGAAAAGGCGGCTTTTATTGTGTGAAAGGAGAACGCCATGAGCAATTCCAATAAGGTCAAGTTCGGCCTGAAGAACTGCCACTACGCAAAGGCGACTTTTGACGAAGATGGCAACGTGACCTATGAAAAGCCCATCCGGATGCCGGGAGCTGTTTCCCTGAGCATGGACCCGGAGGGGGAGAACGAAAATTTCTATGCCGATGACATCGTGTATTATGTCATCAACAATAACTCCGGCTACAGCGGCGACCTGGAGCTGGCGCTGATTCCGGAGAGCTTCTTAAAAGACATCCTCCATGAAGAGGAGGACGCCAACGGCGTGATGGCGGAGAATGCCACCGTGTCCTACGAGCGTTTCGCCCTGCTCTTTGAGTTTTCCGGGGACGCCAAAGCAATCCGCCATGTGCTCTACTGCTGCAGCGCAAGCCGCCCGGCCATGGAAGGGCAGACCGCGGAGGATGAGAAGGAAGTACAGACGGAAACGCTGACCCTGTCGGCGACAGCCCTTGCCAACGGCTATGTGAAGGCAAAGACCAGCGCCAATACCAGTGAGGAGGTCTATAATTCCTGGTACGATGCTGTATACGAGCCCCAGCAGACCGCCCTGGAACCGGACGCTGGGGAAGAGGAAGAAATCCCACAGGGTTAACTGGTACCGGAATTTGGGCAGGGCAAGCCTCTGCCCGCATACATGAAATGGAGGAGATCAATATGGCAGTAACGAAGACGATTGAGATTGATGGCAAGCAGGTCAAGTTTAAGGCGAGTGCCGCCGTTCCCCGGCTGTACCGGGTCAAGTTTGGACGCGATATTTACAAAGACCTTCGGATGCTGGAAAAGAGCGTGGGGGATAACGATGAGGACGCCTCCAACATGGATCTGTTCAGCCTGGAGCTGTTTGAAGACCTGGCGTGGCTTATGGCCCGCCATGCAAGCCCGGAGGAGGTGCCGGATAACCCGGAGGATTTCCTGGACCAGTTTAACACCTTCTCCATCTACCAGATCCTTCCCCAGCTCATTGACCTGTGGGGGCTGAACGTGCAGACCACGGTGGAAGCAAGAAAAAACCTCGCAAAAGTGAGCGGGAAATGACAACGGCCCTGTTCATGCTCCGCTGTGTGCAGCTGGGGCTTAGTATCCAGGACCTTGACCTGCTCACGATTGGGATGGTGGAGGAGATGATGATCGAGAGCCAGAACGATAGCTACCCCTATAAGCAGCTGGCCAGTCAATCGGATATGGACAAATTTTAAAGTATCATAAACAGACGAACGTGCTTATATGGATAACGAAATAAGCACAATCGTTGAGTCTTGGTATGCCTGGATGTAGTTTTGACGAAAAACCCCCGTCAGGCTTTGCGGCTTGGCGGGGAAACATTTTAGATGATTTCAGAGTTAGGTATCTTTTCGTAGAATATTCAGATATTCATCATATGAGTAGATTTTCGCTTTTCCTGCTTTATCTGTCTGCTTAAGGATACCCTTTTCCTGGAGAAGAGCCACCACTTTAGCTACAGTGTTGTATGAAAGTGTCAATGCGGTTGCTGTTTTCTGAATGTCTATGATTGGATTTGCTTCAAGGTAAGTAAAAACTTTAAGGACATTTGGCCTCTGACGACTGGAAATATCATCAAGCAGAGAGAGGTTCTTATCGTGAAGTGCCGTGAGTTTATCTACGGTCTGGATCGCATCATCTGCTGACTCAGCAAAAGCTTGCAGAAAAAATGTTACCCATTGCTCATAGTCACCCGTACGTCTGACTTCTGTCATCCGGTCATAATACTCGATTCGATTCATTTTCAGGTAATACGAAATATATAGGGCAGGTGTGGACAAGACACTTTTTTCCATCAGGAATAATGTGATCAGCAGCCTTCCGACGCGTCCGTTCCCGTCAAGAAAAGGGTGAATCGTCTCAAACTGATAGTGGATAAGTGAGGCCTGAATGAGGGGATCGGTATTGCTTTCACCGTTCATATATTTTTCCAGGTCAGACATGGCTGCCTGCATATCTTCCGGATTTGGTGGAATATAACGCGCATTTTTTATTGTACTCCCCTGACCACCGATCCAGTTTTGGGAATAGCGAAATTCTCCCGGATTTTTTTCCTGACCACGCACGCCTTCCATAAGTACGGCATGCGTTTCTTTGATCAGGCGATTGCAAAGGGGAAGACTGTTTAAACGTTTGATGGCGAATTCAGTAGCACGGATATAATTTACAACATCGGATACATTCTGATTAGCGTTTTCATCCCTGAGCGGATCAAGAATATCATCCAGCGTACACTGCGTTCCTTCAATCTGTGAAGATAACAAAGCTTCTTTTCGGACATACATGGAAATAAAAAGATCCATGTTTGGGATTCTGCAGGCTAATCCTTCCAGAACAGCGATTTTTCGATTCGCATCGACCAGCTTTGCAACCAGGTTTCTGTTTAATTCAATATCCGGAACAGGGGGCAAGGGCGTCGGACGGAATGATTGATATGCCATCTCTCCGGATAGGTTTGTGATGAATGATCCTGCACGGTTTTGCATAAGATCTCCTTTCTCCCATGAAACATGGAACTTGAAAATTCTATATCTATTATAGCACGGGAAATTCATCAAATCAAGATTAAGTGAAATTAAAGTGAAAAAGAAATTTCACAAAAACAAGTTAAGTTGAAATTACAAGAGCGATTTTCAAAGAGAAATTTCAAGTTTTATATGTACTTCAGTCGATCGTTGATTCATTTAGACTGAAAATAGAACTGTGTCCCCTCTTGATACATGAGGGCTTTTGAGCCCGGAAACGGAGGTGTCCACTTATGGCTTCAAGGATCCAGGGGATCACGGTTGAGATCGGCGGCGATACCACAAAGCTGTCCTCCGCCTTATCCGGCGTCAATAAGGAGATCAAGAACACCCAGTCCCAACTGAAGGATGTGGAGAAACTCTTAAAGCTGGACCCCACCAATACGGAACTCCTAGCGCAGAAGCAGCGCCTCCTTGGGGATGCCATCAAAGAGACGAAAGAAAAGCTGGACACCTTAAAGACATCGGCATCCCAGGCCAATGAGCAGCTCCAGAAAGGGGATATCACCCAAGAGCAGTATGACGGCCTTCAGCGTGAGATCCAGGAGACCGAGCAGAAGTTAAAATCCCTGGAGGAGCAGGCGGCAAAGACCAATACGGCCCTCCTTAAGATCGATGAGGTCGGCGGAAAGTTAAAAGATGTAGGGGATAAAGTCTCCGGCGTCGGAAAAGCCCTCATGCCGGTGTCCGCCGGCGTGACCGCCCTTGGGGGCGCCGCTGTCAAGATGACTTCGGACTTTGATTCCGGCATGAGCCGTGTAGCCGCAATCTCCCAGGCAACCGATGAGGAGCTTGCGAGGCTCCGCCAGACCGCCAAGGATCTGGGCGCTTCCACAGCATTTTCCGCATCC